CGTCAGAATCAGCAACCGACTCAGATTATTGTGCAAAATCCACAACCTATGCATTCAACTGATGCATGTCATGCTTATGTTAGAAATCAAGGCGCATATGCATCTTGTAAACGCGGTGTGGCACAACGTAATGCAGAGCTGCAACGAAGGTTGGAACGTGAAGCATATAAAGTGGGAAATCACAATTAAAACTATTGACATTGTATCTGTGGTTTGATATTATAACTGAAATGAGGAGATAAGATGAAAGTTGAAGTTCGTAATGATAACGTTGATGTTGCTCTAAGAATTCTGAAGAAGAAACTTCAAGAGGATGGTTTCTACACTGAGATCCGAGAACGTGAACGTTTCAGGTCAAAAGGTGAGAAACGAAGACTGGCGAAGGCTGCTGGTCGTAGACGTTATTTGAAATCTTTGGAGAAAAGGAAAGTTGAATTCGGATACTGATTCTAGTGTAAGAACTAGTACAATTGAATTAAAGACTCATGAAATACCAACAAAAACTGTTACTCCTACAAGTGGACCAAGTTGGTATCTCAAGTGGCTTTCAAGTGCATTTTTAATTGTTGGTCTTTTTTTGACTGCAAACAATTTATATCCTTGGAACCTTGCATTTCATGGTATAGGTCTTTTTGGTTGGTTCATTGTTTCAATTCTTTGGAATGACCGCGCATTGTTAATTGTAAATGCTGTTGGTCTTACTTTGTTACTAAATGGTTTATTGGCTCATTATCTAAAAGGTTATGTTGGTGGCTAAAAAAATTCGTGCAAAAACTCAGAACAGTGGTTGGTCTGATCCTTCTAAGAAAAAGAAGACTCGCAAACCACGTAAACCTATGACTGAGGAACAACGGCAGGCCGCTGCTGAACGTCTTAAGAAGGCACGAGAGGCTCGTGCAAAAAAGAATCCTAACTATGGTAAGACTGGTCTTCATCCATCTCTACATGATTTGGATGAGGATTATGAACTTCATCCTGATAAAATCAAGGAATGGATTAGGGTACAAAAAGATTTCATCTCTTCTGAAAAGAGAAACGAAAGAAACAATGTTAAAGGTGCAACTTCCCGTAGAATTAGCCATGAAGGATATGTAAAAAATATGCAAGCATATCTAAAGGATGGAGTGTGGAACGATTTGTTTTATGGCGAAAGGCAACAATACAAAATGGAATTTATTTGTGCAGCCATGGCATATTATCATGAAGGACCATATAAGGGTATGCCAAAACGAAGTGTGGGTGTCTGGTATCCAGATATCAATTGTGTTTACACAAAGGAAATGTTTGATTTGGATAGGAGTGGTTAAGTGACCATGTGCGAAGAACCGATTCAGAAAAATAACGTGATTGCTGGGCCGTGGAAGGCAAGGCCCAAGAGAGAAGTTATTCTTCAAGATGAGAAAATCATTGAAGACCAAGAGAACGCAATGTTCTGTGATACTCTGACTGAAGGGTTGTTGATTCAGATGATTAACACTATAGATGAGAATGGATTTGAAACTAATACTGAAAACTTTTTGAGAGATATGGGTTGGATTATTGAATCTGTTCGCAGCACTCTATATAGAGAGATGGATTTAGAACATCCAATGTCTGAATTGATACGAGAATTTACTAAAGAAGTAGAGCCTGAAGAAAAACAAAAGTCTCGTCACTTTATTTTAGATATAGGAAGATTAGGTGATACATTGAAAAGATTTCGGAATGAAGATGAAGATGAAAAAGAAACAGAGTAAGTTCCATGAGGTGTTTAGTCCAACAATATTAGAGACACAAGTATCCGACAGATTTGTTGACATCATTAATAGAGTTGGTGACAGTGTGTTAAGTGATTCCATGTACATTGCCAAGTGGGATTGGTCACACAAGCTTGTTGGTAAAGTAACCAGTGAAGTTCAGATACCCATCTCTGATAAGGATGAAAAAGAATTTCTTTTTAAGATTATGCGTGAGAAATGTCTTGAATACTTGAATTATATTATTAGTAAGAACCGAGCATATCTTTGGTATAAGATGGCTGGACGTGACACAAAACCTACCGTAGATAACATTCATTTAGTTCATAGTTGGATTGTTAGTCAATATGCTGGAGAGTATAATCCTTATCATCATCATGGCGGTGATATTTCTGCTGTGGTGTATCTAAAAATTCCTGATGGTATGGAAGAAGAGTTAAGGAAAGAGTATCAAGATCACTATCCTTCAAACGGATTGATTGAATTCATGTATGGTGAAAATCAAGACATGAGAAGTGACAATATCAAGTTCAAACCAGAGGTGGGCACTATGTTATTGTTTCCCTCTTATTTGAAACATTTTGTGTATCCTTTTTACAGTGAAGGTGAGAGAAGAAGTATGAGCTTCAATGCTCATATGAAAGTATGAAAGAATTAATAATTATAGTTATAATGTCTTACCCCCAACATCAGTACCCTGATTTTGTAAAGATAACCCAACAAGACGGTCGGCCTCTGGTTTTTAATAACTATGAAGATTGTTCTGATTATATTGATAGAAACTTTGAGAAGTTAGAAAAGTTTGCAAAACTTGCAGAACCAGAAGCAAATGACGCATATATGATGACGTGTGTTGAAAAGAGATACCATAAATGATTTTAGTTGATATGAACCAAATTGGTGTTGCAAGTGTCATGATGCACTTGAACATCACAAAACGTGATAGTGTTGATGTGCCTTTAGTGCGTCACATGATACTTAATTCTCTTCGTATGTATCGTCATAAGTTTAATGAAGAGTATGGTGAGCTGGTTATCTGTTATGATTCCAGACACTATTGGAGACGTGATTTCTTTCCAGAGTATAAAGCCAGTAGAAAGAAAACCAGAGAAACTTCTGGTCACAATTGGAGTGACATCTTTGAATGTCTGAATACTGTCAAAGATGAACTCATAGAATTTTTTCCGTACAAGGTTCTTGAGGTATACGGCGCAGAGGCTGATGATATTATTGCTGCATTGTGTCTTGAACTTGAATTTGATAATGGTAAGACATTGATTCTGTCCGGCGACAAAGACTTTGTTCAGTTGCAGAAATATAGTAACGTCACACAATACAGCCCAATCACGAAAAAGTTTGTGGAGGGTGTTGACCCTAATGAATATCTCTGTGAACATATTCTTAAGGGTGATGTAAGTGATGGTGTTCCAAATGTGTTATCGCCGGACAATACGTTTGTTGATGGGTTGCGTCAGCGTCCATTGAGTAAGAAAAAGATTGCTGATATCTTAGAGGATTTGAATGAAGGTGAATTGCTTTATGCAGCATCTTGGTATCGTAATTATCAGAGGAATCAGAAGCTGATTGATTTGAAAGAATCACCTAAAGAGTTGTTTTTGGAATGTATAGAGTCATATCAAAAAGCACCAGAAGGTGACCGTAGTAAACTACTAAATTATTTTATAGATAATAAGTTAAAAGATTTGATGGACAACATAGGAGATTTTTAATATGCCATATACACCATTAATGTCTGAGGTTTTGGACAAAGTTGCGAAAGCGAAGAGTAAAGATAAGAAGGTTGAGTTGTTGAGACAACACAATACAGACGCATTGAGAATGGTTCTCAAGTCGTCTTTTGATCCCAACATTGAATGGGATTTGCCAGAAGGTGATGTTCCATACACACCAAATGATGCTCCAGAAGGAACAGAGCATAACATGCTTGTACATGAGGCAAGAACTTTGTTTCATTATATTAAGGGTGGCAATCCTCAATTGACAGGTAACCGTAGAGAAAACATGTTTATTCAAATGTTGGAAGGGTTGCATCAAAATGAAGCAGAACTTGTGGTTGCTGCAAAGGACAAGGCTCTACACAGAAAGTATAAGGGTTTGTCTGCTAATGTAGTCAGAGAAGCATTTGGTTGGACTGAAGATTACATGCAACCGGATGATGATTATCCAGGTGAGCGCGCGAGATCATAATGGGTGTTGGTGTTTGGGTAGCTGGAAGTCTACTGGCTCTTGGTGGTATACTAGGTGCTTCTTGGTACACAAAAGACAAAGAAAAACAGATAGAGTGTCTTGCTAAAAACTTGTACTTTGAGGTTGGAAATCAAGGCACAGCAGGAATGCTTGCTGTGTCTTCTGTTGTTATAAATCGTGTTAATGATGATAGGTTTCCAAACACTATGTGTAAAGTAATCTATCAAAAAAGAGGTGGTGTTTGTCAATTTAGCTGGTATTGTGATAAAAAATCTGATAATCCATCAGACAAAAAAATATATCAAGAAAAACTTGACTTTGTTCGTAAATTGTTAGATAATGATAGACAGTGGGTTGACATCACAGATGGTGCAACAAACTACCACGCTAATTATGTTAGACCCTCTTGGAGAAAGAGGTTAAAAAGAACAACTGAAATTGATAAACATATTTTTTATAGATGGAATAAAAAATAAATGGTAATGTTTGATTATCACCTTCTTTCTAGATTTGCAAATACGAAAAGAATAAAAATTATTTGGTGTCGAGATCATCGAACACACGGTGTTCGCTTTAATAACCCAGTTATCAAATATGTTGGTAAATTTGTTGGAGCTACCACTACTCTGGTAGATAGAACAGGGCAGACTAATACCTCTTGGTTTGATTATAGTCCAATTCCTTCTGATGTTAATACAGAAAAGTCATTTGAAACTTGTGCATTAGAAACAGCAGAGGGTATTTGGAATCTAGCTCGTAAGAAAAACAATCTTCCTGTTCATATTGGATGGAGTGGTGGAATAGATTCTTCTGTTGCACTTCTAGCTTTATTAGAAACAAAACCTATTGACAATGAATTGCATGTAAGATATACTACAGATTCAATACAGGAATTTCCAAGCCTATACAATGAAGTAGTTTCCAAGCAATGGAAACCTGTACCAGTGGATATGTTGTACGACACTGATTACTATAACAGAACAGATTGTCTTAAAGTATCTGGCGATTGTGGTGATCAGATTTTTGGTAGTGACAGTGTAGTAGACGATGATAATTCCTTTTATGATTCTTGGCAGATTATGAAAAAATGGGACTTGGAGAAAGTATATGCTCCAGTTTTTTCAAGTCATGGTAAGAGAGCAGTTTGGCCAGCAGATTTAAAAATACGGCCGGAGCTTTGGAAATACATAGATGAACATGTTACTCGCGCACCATTTGAAATTAAGACCATATTCGATTTATACTGGTGGATTAATTTTTCTTTAAAGTGGCAACATGTCAAATATCGTATGGCAATACAATTTTCTGGTGCGACAGAATACAAAGCTAATTTAGCATTTTTTGATACAGAGGACTTTCAACGTTGGTCATTGTCAAATCATGATAAGAAACACAAGTATACTTGGACATCTTATAAATGGCCCGCAAAAGAATTTATTCACAAATATCATCCTGATAGAGATTATCTCATCAATAAAAAGAAAGTTGGTTCTGGAATTAGTTCGGTTCCTTGGCGTAAATCTGGAACGCAAGCACTACCTTCGTATCCTGACCGGCCGCAGTTGATTTTAAGTGATGGTAGAATATGGAAATATAGTGATGGAGAAATACCGGCACATGTTGATGAAGAGGTTTCAATTTTTGAAGAGTTTTATTGGTTAAGAAAATGAATATATTTTATGTTGATAAAGATCCCATGATTGCTGCACAAATGCAGTGTGATCGCCATGTGGTGAAAATGATATTGGAGAGCGCACAGTTGCTCTCTACTGCACATCGTGTTCTTGATGGTGACGACTATGCTGACTCAGTAGGTTTGTACAAGACAGCCCACAAGAATCATCCTAGCACCATCTGGACTCGTGCTAGTGTGCATAATTATAATTGGTTGTACAATCATATGAATGGTTTGATGCAAGAATACACTTGTCGATATAATAAACATCATGCATCAGAACGACTGAACGCGCCTCTAAGAAAAACTCCTACTAATATTCCTGTAGTTGATTTTTTTGATCCACCACAATGTATGCCAGACTATTGTAAGACAGAAGATACTGTCAGTGCATATCGTTATTACTACATAAATGAGAAAGCAAGTTTTGCAAAATGGAAGAATGCAAAAATACCGGAGTGGTTTAATGTCGGAGCGGCCGCATGATTTTATTTCCAAGAGAATAGAAAAGACAGAGAAACAGATTCTTTCATATATAGATAGACTGAACAAAAAACATTCTTTTGACAATCTAAATAAAACTGAAAAACTAAAGGGACAGCTCAAGATGTTAGAGTTGGTTTTTTCTTATATTCACAGAAAGGTAAAAGAACTAAACAAAGAGTTAGAGGGTAAAAAGTAATGCCAACATATACATTTTTCAATGAGTTATCAGGAACAGAATATGACGAGTTCATGTCTATTTCTGCTATGGAAAAAATGATGAAAGAAAACCCACATGTTAAACGAGTGTGGAATCCTGATTGTGCTCCTGCTTTGGCTGGAGATCATCTTATGGGTGTGGGTCCAAAGAACGATGAAGGATTTAAAGATGTGATGAGAGGCATTGCTTCTAAACATCCTGACTCACCGATGGCAGACAAGTATGGTAGTGGTAAGAGCACTAAAAGATTACAAGCTGAAAACATTTACAGTAAACATAGGAACAGAAAATAATGTCGTCTAAGAAAGTTGCTAAGGATATCGTGCAATCTAGTTTGGTTGATATCAAACCTATCACAGACAACCAAAAGATTGTCTTTGATTCGTGGAAGAAAGATAAACACCAGTTTATGTATGGTTCTGCCGGGACTGGTAAGACTTTTGTATCCTTGTATCTTGGTCTGAGAGATGTTTTGGATTTGAAGACACCATATGACAAGGTGATTCTGGTTCGTTCTTTGATACCTACCAGAGAGATTGGTTTTCTGCCGGGCGATGAAGAAGATAAGGCTGCACTGTATCAGGTGCCGTATCAAAACATGGTCCGTTGGATGTTCAAGATGCCAAATGAACAGTCGTTTAATAATCTATACGACAAACTAAAATCACAGGGCTCTTTGTTTTTCTTGTCAACTTCTTTTCTTAGAGGGTTGACATTTGACAACAGTGTGATTATAGTAGATGAATGTCAGAACCTAAATTTTCATGAACTTGATACCATCATTACAAGAGTTGGACAAGACTCTAGAATTGTTTTTTGTGGAGACTTTGGTCAGACCGATTTGCAGAAAACGAGTGAGAAAAATGGTATTTATAACTTCTTGCATATTCTACAAGAGATGGAAGAATTTAATTGTATAGAATTTGGCATTGGAGATATTGTTAGATCTGGTTTTATAAGAAACTATATCATTAACAAGATAAAAATGGGTTTTCATGGAGAATAAAATTTATATCAAGCCAACTCAAAAGGATTGGCCGATATTTCACATGAAGTCTCCCGTAAAGATTAAAAATCTACGGGGAAGTAGTGTTGATGCATTTAATCAAGAACTGGAGAATGACATTAGAGACTCTGGTGATAGATTGCAAGGCGCCACTGCTGCAAAATGTTATATGACACAATGGGATATGCATCAAGAATATAACTCGTTCAAGAAACTAAGTGAACTGGTAATTAGTCTTGCCAAGACAGTGCCACTTGCAAATGCAACAAATCAAAATGGTGACCCAAGACAATATGAGTATGACATTGTAGATAGTTGGGGACTCATTTATGAGAAAGGACAATTTACAAAACCACATCAACACTGGCCACACACCTGGAGTTTTACATATTGTGTGAAGGGTTGTGACAGCTGTTCTCCGTTAGTTTTTGATGATGGTTTGGGTGATGGTGATAACTCATTCTTGGTAACACCAAATGTTGGTCAAGTAATTCTTTGGCCTGCGTGGTTATATCATTCTGTGCCTGAACAAGAATGTGAACACGAGAGAATGATGGCCGTTGGTAATTTAACAGTGGATTGGGAAAAAAGTGTGATTCCAGTTACAGAACATAAATTAACTCAACCACCAAAAGGAGAAAATCACTAGTGCGAGTATTAAGATACTTGAGAAATCTATTTAATTATAACTATCAGAGACAGAAAGAAGTAACGGCGTATCTATCAAGATCAGTTGACTTGGTAGACCTAGAATATAGACAGAAAAAATTAGCAAGAAAGAGGATTTACTAATGGCTTACAATTTATCGTCAAGATCAAAAAGTCGCCTAGAAGGCGTAGAGGAAGATTTGGTTAGAGTTGTTGAACGTGCTATCGAGTTGACAGAAGTTGACTTTGGTGTGATTCAAGGACTTAGAACAAAAGAAGAACAAGAAGCATTGGTTGCTAAAGGTGCTTCTAAAACTATGAAGTCAAAGCACCTAGAAGGTAAGGCTGTGGATTTGATGGCATACATCAATGGTCGCGGTTCTTGGGAACTGAACGTGTATGATGAAATTGCAGATGCGATGAAGGCTGCTGCGATTGAGTTGG